CCAGCCCCAATCAAACGGATTTTGTGACTTGGCTTGCCCGGATGGTGAAGGGTGGTCTCATCCGTCTCCCCGAGGACGCCGAGGGTATCAAGGAGAACCTCTCCCGTTTTCAGACGCAGAAGCGCCAGCCGGGCTTTGGCGGCAACAAGGACATCAACAGTTATAAGACCCCCGGAGACCTTGCCCGGACCCTCGAAGCGAATGCCATGACGGTCATTCGCTCCAAGAATTTTGACACCTTCAAGAACTTGCCGGGACAGCAAATCATCGTTCAAAAGGGTGACTTCGTTATCTTCAAGGTGACCAATCCCGAGGCGCTCCGCATTCTCTCCGACTCAACGGAATGGTGTACCCGCCATGGTGCCGCCAGCAGCTACCTCAGAACCGGACCCAGCTATGTGATTTTCTACCGAGGACTTCCCTTCGCTCAGCTTCACCCCTCCAGCAATCAGTACAAGGACCGCAGGGATGAGTCTCTCATCGTGCAATATCATCAGCCGAGTACGAGCAAGCGTTACAAGGGTTGGGGGCACTACGAGGACGTTCCGGGACCCCTCATTGGTACCGCCATCACCCATCCGGTAGCTCGGGAAGCAGCGGACTACATCGCTGCTGTGGACCCGCAGGTGGATGCGTGGATGAAGAAGCAGAGCCTTAGTGACCCAGTGATACTGGGTCAACAGCTTCTCACCAGTAATGACCACTGGATAGATGGTCATATACTGACCGGCACCCCGCTCACCCCAGAGGAGATGGAGTATCTTAAAATCCAGTGGCCTTCGGTGGGAATCCCCAAGCTTAAGAGGTATGCAGACAAGTTCTATCCGAGGCAGCGGTGGGAGTTGTTCGAGTATGTTCTGCTTAAGAACCTTGGCAAGTACATTGGAACGGCTGTAGAATATGTCAATGACCATATCCGTGGTCGCTGGCCTGCCATTGAACCCACCCTCCTGCGCCGGGCGGCGATAGACAACGACAACGCCACACGGGCACTGAATTATGCTGCCACGGTCATCAAAGGACGTTGGACAGCGTTGGAGCACAAGTTCTGGACTACCGCTGGCAATGAGACCATGGGTAAACTGGCTGTTCAGTATGCCTTGAAGATTATCAAAAAGCCGTGGCGGGAAATATCCACGCAACGGTCTTTCGAGTTCGGCGGTATGCCCCGGCCTGAAATGCTCATGTGCAAGTATGCTCCCAAGGAAGCCATGGAGTATGCCAAGGCGTTTCACATTGAATCGTGGGACGAGTTGGGAGAAATTCTGCTTGCTGACCACAACTATACCACCTACTTTGACTATTTGAATAACATGAAAGGGGGAGCGAGAGACCCCCGGTTGGAAGCCATGCTCACCCAACCCAAGTTAGTTTTCTACAATGTTCAAGAGCCTATGGATAAGCGGGACCGGAGGCAGTGGATGCGTGATAATCCCGGAAATCCTGTGGTCCCCGCCACGAAATCGACCACGAAATATGTCAATAAAGATGCCGTGAGGGCCGACTACGCTGAGCAGATTATCAAGGGTCGCTGGCCTGAGTTGGAGGAGCGATACCTCAACGAGATGAGGGATAAAAAGAATGAACTCATCCCGGATGATTTTGAGCGTCTGGAGCGTAACTCATACCACGATGACAAGTTCCCCGGTGCCATGGGGGGATATATCAAAGATGTCATCAAGGGCCGCTGGCCTGAGTTGGAGGCGGTTCTTCTTCAAAGATACAAGGATTATCCCGACATGTGGCAGAGCAACCAAGCTTTGGTTGCCGGGTATCTCAATCTGCTTAAGCCCGAAAAGCACACCTATGAGGTTCCCAACTGGAATAAGCCCATGGAGCCGGTTGTGGGGGTATGGCCGGATGGTGAAGACATCCTGAAACAGCGTAGCCAACCTTATGAGGATAAGCTGGAACGGATTGCCGAGGCTGAGTATCGACAGGAGACCACTTACCCCGAACCTGACCGGGATGACCCCTTGTGGTATCCGGCGCACGAGATTGCCGAGTATGTACGCTGGCTTCGTCAAAATGGTGAGGACTGGCCCGAAGGCGTTATCCTGTTGAATAAATTGGAAGATTTCCGTGATGCCAAGCGCCGGGAGGCGAAGGCACAAGGGAAGTACTACACCTCCCTGACCAATCGAGTGGCCTCCAACGACTTGCTCAACCCCAAGAGAATCCTACCGCTTGAAAAAAATCCCTAAATTCCTCTCTTCTCGTGGTATACTATAATTGAGGAGAACATGTCTATGGCTTTTACCAAAGCGCAGGCTGTATCGCCTATCACATTGGAAGACCTAAAGCTGGAACCTTCCAGCAAACCCCTCGCCCTAATTTTTTCAGGAAAGTTCAACTACAAGGGCTACGGCAGACAAATCGCTGCCTGTCATCTGGACGCCTATGTAGGCCCCGACCGCAAAGTCTTTATCGCCACGGAGATTGACACCAACCCCGGTTGTTCCATCACCAATGGAATTGAAATGGTCGCTGATGCCGTCGAAGAGCAGTTTAGCCTTGGGCACGTATTCGGCCCCACGTCCGACCGCACCAACATCCTTGTGGAACACTATGATAACCGGAGCTATTCCAGCCATCCCGACCGGGATGACTACTCCATCATGGAATTCAAAGGCGAAAAAGGCAGTTACAAGTACTACAGCGACCCCGGCTGGTGGGGCGTTGAGAAATCCGAAATTGAGCGCCTGATTGGAGGGCGATTATAAATTTATAAAAAGTTCCACCCATCTAAGGGGTAGCTAGTCCAATTTCCAACTATGTATATCCTTTATAGGAGGTTATATGAAAAGAGTTGGAGATTTGACAAACAGGAGGTTGGGGCATTTAGTTGCATTAAGAAGAGATGAATTTATACCCCGAAAGTGGGTATGCAAATGTGATTGCGGCAAAGAATGCTGCGTTGAGGGAAGAAAGCTAAACTCCGGGGTCAGGAGTAGCTGTGGTTGTAGGGGGTTTGAAAACATTGTCGGTAAACGATTCGGATACCTTACCGTCCTTGGATTAAAGGAGATACACAATCAAAAAACTTTCTTTGAATGTCTTTGTGATTGTGGAAAAATAACCGTTGTCGGTAGATGCAAGTTGTTGGACAGTCACACAAGGAGTTGCGGGTGCTTGTACACGCAAACCCGAGAGAGCGAGCGTAAAGCCTTTGGTGCATCCGCTGCCAGAAAAACTGTAAGACAGTATGAACGTAACGCCGTGGCGAGAAACCTTGTTTTTGGTCTTACTAATGAGGAAGCGATTGATATCCTTAAAAAAGACTGTTGGTACTGTGGGTCTCCACCACAGCGGGAAGTGCGGCTCGCAACGGGATACGGATACTTTATGTGCAATGGAATCGACCGCTTAAACAACGACCTCGGATATTTAAAAGATAATATCGTTCCCGCTTGTAAGAAATGTAATGAGAGGAAGAAAGCGGATTCCGTTGATGAGTTTCTGCATTGGGTGGAGCGCATAGCGAAATACAGATTGGGGTTAAAATAATGAATATCCTATACTATCCCACAGAGATTTTACTCCAAAGGTCTGAGACGGTTACGGAATTTGGCGAATTTTTAGTAAAACTGTGCAATGAAATGATAGAAATAATGTTATCTTACAACGGTTTGGGTTTAGCTGCTCCCCAAGTGGGTGTTAGTCGAAGAGTCTTTATCATGAAACTTGCGGACGGTAAAAAAATAATTGCTGTCAACCCAAAAATTACGCCTAAAGGTGAGTATAAGATTATTGAGGAGGGTTGCTTGTCCTTCCCAAATTTTTACGGACCTGTTTCTCGACGGGATGAATGTACAATTATCTATCAAGAGCCAATGAGCGGGAAAGAAACGACTTTGGAACTCACGGGTTTAGACGCTCATTGCGCTCAACACGAAGAGGACCACATCAACGGAATTCTTTTTATTCAGAGGATGCCGAAGCATTATCGCAAAAAGCTTTTGAAGGAATGGAGCAAAAAGCATTAAGTTGCCCGGCCCCTGCCGGTTTGTAGGACTCGCATCGCCACGGGTCTGACGTTACGGTGGGGAAACAGGGACGGCTCTTTTAGGAAAGCCAGAAGCCTCATAACCTTCCGGCATCCGTTCGACTCGGATGGAGCCGCCGACCATGGGCGCAGAGTTTTCGGCGGGTAGCTCAGTTGGAGTTCTTAGACTGGAGGGCGATAGGCCATCGTTGCCAGTCTGAGACTTATTCGAGGCCGGGGAGGCTAGTGACCATAGCCTTTTCGGAATCGGGTAGAGAGCACCCTCATTCACATGAGGGCGGAGTGAGATTTCCAATCTCCGTATCAAAGGGCTGGTAACCCTAAGCCCGCCCAAATTTCAAGGAGGCTGTATGGCATCGAAGCGTAATCCCCATCTATCAAGGTTGAGCACCGAGGAGTTGGAAGCCGAACTTGAAGCTCGGGAAGCGGAGGGAAATGCGCCTCCCCCGCTGCTTGAGAAACCCGACTGGAACAATCTGAAAGCTTTCGTGGTGAGCCAGATTGAGGAAATCTCCAAGCCAGACGGCTATGCCAAGGACTTCGAGCACTATGTGTTCGAGCAAGTCATGAGTACCCTTTATGGCAAGGGATTTTGGGCTTGGTACAATGAAGGACCCTGCGAGCGTGCCGGTGGTTAAGGACAACCATGACCCCGTTTGGAAAGGTGTTCCAAATCCGTTGGAAGGAGGCACTCGGCAGACCCGAGTGCCCCTACCTTTATCGGTGGACGCTTATCATCTTCGGGTTCTCCATCCGGCTCCATCACTGGCTCCGGTCAGATGACCGGCGTTTTTTCCACGACCATGCCAGCAATTTCGTATCTATTATTCTCAAAGGTCATTACAAGAATGTGACCCCGGATGGGACCTTCGAGGTTAAGGCCGGGTCTATCTGGAAATCGGACGCCTTGCGCCGTCACTACTTGGACATTCCCAAAGGCGGGGCTTGGACTTTGCTCTTCTGTGGTCGGCCCTACCATAAGTGGGGATTCTACGTGAAGGGGCACAAGTGGCGTCCTTTACGCTATTTCAGCAAGTTTGGAATCATTCAAGACGAGAATTACCAGTAGGAGACGTATGGGAAAGAAAATTCAGATGTTAAGCCCGGTGGTCTGCTTGCATTGCGGAGCGGTCTACGACCTGTGTGCCACGGAACCAATCGCCCGCCACGCCGACTGTGACGTATTCAAAACACCATGCTGCCATCGGACCGCCGACACCCACAAGTGGAAGGGTCTGCCAGATTACCAGGACCTGCGGCAGGATGATTTCATGCCCATGGATATCATGGGGAACATGCGTCATATGCGCATCATCGACCCGGAGGAAACTCGGGCGGCTATCAGGGCCAAGGAGGTTGTATGAGCACTGGAACACTGACTTGCACCGTGGGATGTAACAGCGTCCAAATCAACAAACGGGGCGATGACTGCTTTGGAGCGCCCAACACCATTACGCCCGAGTCATCAGCCGGGACGGCAACAATGTCTACCTTGAAGAGGCGGATGTTGCTAAGATTCTTGAACTTATGGGGGTTTTGAAGGACGTTATCTCCCATGGCCTGACCAGCACCCCCAAGGACAAAAAGGCGTGGGCAAAGAAACGCAGCACATTTTCCTCCACTGCCGCCTGACTTCGTGGTATACTGTTACTGAGGAGACCTATGGAACTCGAAAAGACATCGCACAGTGAACAGTACATGGATTACTCCGGGGGTAAGGAAAATGCCCCCACGCTGACCGTTATGGTCGGCCCGGCTGGCTCAGGAAAGTCCACCCATGCCCGCAGTCTTGTCAACTGGGCAGCGGGAGCGACCGTCCGGGTAAACCGGGACACCATCCGTGCCATGCTCTACTGTGATTCCCCGTGGAACCACTCGAAGGAAGATGTGGTCCGCAAGTATGAGGAAGAGGGCATCCGTATGTTCCTCGCCATGGGACTCAACGTCATCGTGGATGACACCAACTGCGTGTCCCGCACCCGGCAAAAGCTGGAAGAGATTGCCCGTGGCGCTCGGGTAAAGTTCTGCCTGCATGTCATGAACGTGGACAAGGAAGAGTGTAAGCGGCGGAACGCCCTACGCACCGGCAAAGAATGCGTGCCCGAGGAAGCCATCGACCAACAGTTCAAGCGGCTGCGGGAAACAACCGTCCGCCCGGCTGGCTACGGTCTGGATGAAACCAACCGGGCGGTAGACGACTGGAACGAGCTTAACGCCGTCATCGCCGGGGGCAGGGACTTTCACGAGCGCCTGCCGGGCGCACCGTGGGTGTTCTGCGACGTGGACGGCAGCCTTGCCGAGAACGAGGGCGAGCGGAACCAGTTCGACGAGACGAAGGTCCTGCTGGACTCCTGCCGGGAGGGCGTGGCGAAGTGGGTCCGGGGACTGTACAGCACCCACAATATCGGAATTCTCAGTGGAAGACACGACTCCTGCTCGACAGACACTTGTTCTTGGCTGAGTTGTTATCGGGTGCCATTCGACCTCCTCTTGATGCGCCCGGCTACCAACTTTGACCACGATTATATCGTCAAGCGACGGATTATGGAGACGATACTCCGGGTCATTCCGAAGGAACGAATAGCTTTTTTGATTGATGACAGATGGCAAGTAATCCGTATGTGGAAGGACATGGGGTTCAAGGTTTACCCTGTGGGCGGAACCACGGACCACTCTGCTACTTGCCAGTTCAAGCCGGAAAAGAAAGGTTGGAGGCATTGCCCCCGATGCGGAGCCTACGAAGATTTTTGACGACTGAACTATTGGATGCCTATATTGGGGGGTGCTCCAATAGAGCATTCATAGACTATGTGGAAACTGAACTGCCCACGCTGTGGGAAGGAAAGGGAATACAAGCGGTATAGCTCCTATTGGCAAGCGATTAAAGACGGCTCAATATGCCAAACTTGTTCAGGAATCAAGAGCCGTGCTTTGACGCCAGAACAAGAAGAACAAGCAGTAAGCCTCAACAAAGACGGGGTGTCTAATCGTAAGATTGCTCTGCAATTTGGCGTATCGAGAAACACGGTCAGAGAAACACTGAGTAAGCACGGACTAAGGTCAAGCTCCCGTATCAGGCATAGGCTGGATATCATAGATGCCGAACGGGCGAGATGTTGGAAGTGTAAAGAAGTGAAGCCTGTCGGTGATTTCAAGTTGGTTGCTCGACCGGGAAATGACCCATACAGGGAGTCGGTGTGCCGTGGATGCCGAGAAAAAGAAAGCACTCTCAGAATGGCCTCTGATTTTCGTAAATACCTGAAAGCAAGATGGGGCAGGCTTAGAAAAAGTTCTGAGAAAAACAAGGTGCTTTTCAGCATCAACCCAGAGGACCTATATCGACAGTATGAAGAACAGGATGGTAGGTGTTTCTATACCGACTATCCACTCAGTTTGGAGCCTAATGCAGCTTTAACCCTTTCGGTTGACAGGGTAGTCCCGGAAGGGGGGTATGTCAAAGGAAATGTCGTGCTCTGTGGTAAACGGGTGAACACCATAAAAAATGATGTAACCTTGGAGGAAATGATGACTTGGATGCCCGATTGGTATGCTCGGGCGGAAAAGTTCAAGAGGGTCTTATGAGCATCTGTGGCAAGCCAATGCCGAAAGCGAGGAATGGAGCCGACCGGGGAATCTGCACTAGACCACATAATCATGGTCCCAAAGGTGGTTGTCACGGCAACGGCACTTGTTTCGGATGCGGTATTAAACTGACATCTTTAACATCTAGTTTTTCTGTTGCTAACCGTGGACAAGGAGAGTGTAAAGTTTGTAAAAAAGAACGGTGCAGGAAGGACCGTGGTAGCCAACCACTTAATGTCCAGAATCCCGGAGAATTTCACGCTTTTCCGTGTGGGTGCAGTGGAGTTCTCCCTGTAGAAGGTTCAAACAAGTTTTCTATGGCAGGAACTCATCGAGGGAAAAGACAATATGTTTGTCGTGTGTCTTTCATTATCAAGGGTTCTAATGACAGAGCAAAAAAGGGGAGATACCAACCCATTTTTCAAGATACCCCTCATACGGTAATTCGTAAATTGATGGAGGAGCCTAACTGCGAATGTTGTGGAGAAACACTGTCATGGAAAGTGTTAGCACGTGGAAAAACTCCCCACCTTCATCATGACCATAAAACAGGCGAAATCTATGGATTCGCCCACCCAAAATGTAACCCTTTAGCAATGGAGAAAGAAATAGAACGACTGAAAGCCTTGCTTAAAGCACAAGAGATGGATTTATGAAGCTTGAAAATCTGCTAAACATTGACGAACTGAACAAGCAAATCAGGGAGGGTTTTATCAATGAGCGCCGTCACCCCGCACTGCCCCTGCGAATCCTGAATTACTCGAATCGTTGTACTTTCGAGAATCACTGGTCTCTTGAAGCTTGTATCTGCCGTGGTCTGATTGTGGATGACGCCGGGGTGATTGTATCCAGACCCCCATCAAAATTTTTCAACCTCAACCAAAGAGGACCCCACATTTTCCGCAACAATCAGGGGGAGTTGGAAGTTCAAGACGAGACGTTCACCCCAGAGTTCCTCCTCGGGCAGGCGAAGATGTGGAGGTCTCCTATAACCATCACCCGCAAGCTGGATGGGTGGGCGGGAATCTCGTGGCACTACGAGGGCATCTACGGGGTCGCCAGCCGGGGTTCCTTTGACTCGCCGGGGGCGCAGTATGCCACGGAGAAGGTGCAGAAGTTCGTCAAGTATAGGGCGTTCGCTGATTTCCTTCCCGAGGATACCACTCTGTTCTTTGAGATTATCTCCAAGATTACCAAGGTGGTTGTCCCCTACAACTTCGAGGGGCTGGTGCTTATTGCTGCCATTGCCAACGAGACCGGGGAGGAATTGGAATACCCCGAGCTTGAGGCTTTCCACAAGCAGCTAAACAGCTATGCCAAGGACCGGGACTGGTGCCGGTTGGTGCCGAAGTTCGACATGTCGGTGGAAGAGTGCATGGCGGACAAGGACATGACGGAGGAGGGCTATGTTGCTGCCGTCTACCGGCCTCACTTCCCGCCTGTCCGGGCGAAGGTGAAGCTCGCCGAGTACTGTAGAATCCACAGGATTGTCACGGGAGTCACACCCCAGAAAATCTGGCAAGAAATGCACAATCCCATGTCTCCCTGGCTTGACCATAACAGCAAGCTGAACCATAATACAGGTGAAGTCCTCTACGATTTGTCTGTTCCAAGGGACTTTGCCAAATGGGTCAAAGGTTGGCAGATGGGATTGTACAAGGCGTTCCACGATAAGCTTTTGCAAGCCCTGAAAGCACAGAAGGCTTACAACGAGTTAGAGCGTGGCATCTACCCTGAGCACCGAAACAGGCTGCACTACTTGCATGGGTGTTTTCCCGTTGATATTGTCAATGCTGCCATCAAGCTAGAGAACGGCAACATTGTTGGAGCCTATGAGATTTTATGGAAGATGGTTCGTCCCTATGGTCGGGAGGAAACATACTATTTCGATGGCAAGGGAGAATGAATATCAAAAAATGAACTACCCAGTGCTTAGATAAATGCAAATTCACTAGGTGGGTTCATAAATGCCGACTAAGACTAATGATAGTATAATCGCACAAATCCTGAGTCTGCACCAGCAAGGGCTGAAGGACAAGGAGATTGCCGATAAGCTCGGAACGAGCAAGACCAACGTCCAGCATTATCTGGAGGGCAGGAGGGTCGTCCATAGGCGCAAGAAGGGTGACAAAACCCCCATAACCGATGATATACGGAGACAGATTATCCAGTTGCATGCTGGGGGCCTGAATGATTGGGAGATTGCCAGCGAACTTGATATAGGAAAGAGCACAGTCTCCTCATTTTTGCTTGGGAAGCGGGTCATCAACCATAAGCCAAGAAGGCAATACACGGGGGATGGTCACATCATCTGTTCTATATGCAAGCACTCCAAGTCCTCTGATGAGTTCGGCTCTCCAAGGTCAAACGGAAGGACGATATCCGAGTCATCGTTCTGCAAGGAGTGCCAGAGAGATAAGACCTTCAAGCGGCTATCCGACCCGTTAACCTATCTCCGCAAGCGGGTGAACGACTTGGCGGCAAGGTCCCGGAAACTCGGGGTCATTTTCAGACTGACGGTAGAAGACGCTTGGAGGATATATACTGAACAAAGGGGTAAGTGCTTTTACACAGGCGAACAGATGGCGCTTGCCCCCCGTTCAAAGGTGGCGGGCTTAAGAACATCATTGTCCTTTGACAAGGTAGTTCCAGAGCGGGGGTATGAGGAGAGCAATGTAGTCCTGTGTACCTACAAGGCAAACGCCGTCAAGCAGGACTTGACCTTGGACGAGATACGTGATTGGCTTCCGGGATGGTATCAAAAGTTGAAGGCATGTAGCCGTCTCGGCATAGGAAACATAATGTGCGCTCTTTGACCTCAGACAGCGGCGGCGGTCGCCGCCAGCACGGCAATAGGGATGACTTGGTGGAGATATTGGCGCTACCGAGCCTTTCAGACTTGGAGATGGGTATGTTCAAGGTGGGAGACAAAGCGGAAACCACAACCGGTCTCTCCGGGACGCTGACTGATTACGATGTGATATTTGGGAGATTTTTTCTCAGGTGTCCCGATGGATTCGGGTTGTGGGTACACCCCGAGAACCTCAAGTTACCGCTCGGGAACAAATGCCCTGTAAACGAGACAAATGAGACAGATGTTCCCGTTCGGGAACGGAGCAACATATGAAACAGAGCCGATTCTATATCCACTATATTCTGACTGACAAGGGGGAGGAATCCATCGAGTTTTCCGACAAGCTTTGTAAGCTACTCCGGGAGCGCTTTCCTGCGGACACGTTCTTCCAGAAATTCACCCCGGAAGTCATGAATCCCAACCTCCCCGGTACGCCCGGTATGGACCGCACTACCCTGACGTGGAAGCCGGTGGAGAATTCTAAGGTTCTGCTCATTGGCATTGGTGTCGGCGGCTTGTTCGGTTACCGATTGCAGCTTGAGAAAGAGTTTGAAGGTGTATCCCTCATCGCCGTCTGTCCGCCGCCCGGCCTCAGCCTTGCCCCCGCAGGAGGTCCAAGAGCGGTGCTGTACGGCTCCAAGGAAGGCGTGTACTCCCTTCCCATTGAGAAGTACCATGTGCCGCACACGCAGACCTTTGGCATCCCGTCCCTCCAGCATGGTCCCCAACTGGCGTTCTATGCCATCGCCTACTTGGTGGACAAGTACATGCAAGAAGAGGACTTACTGCCGGAAATGAGAAAGTTATGATACAGGGACCACCGCCGACAAAACGGGAACCTGAGTGGCGTCCAATACCGGATTACGGGGACGTATACACCATTGAGGATTTTTATCGCAACATTGCCCCCGTGGTGGGAAGCGACGGTATAGGATACTACGCCCGGCCTCCCTTGATGTCAGACGAGCGCATCAACCCCTGCGTGTGGGACCACAACTTTGACGAGCTTTACACCCACATAATCTGGTTTAATTGTTAAAAACAACTTCCTAATACTATTATGGGGGAGGTTGTTATGTTCATTTATCTAATCGTCAATAGTATAACAGGAAAATACTATGTTGGGCAGCACAAGGGAAATAACTTAACAAAGTATCTACAGCAAAAATTCAATCATGCCCAGACGGGAATCTCCACCCGTTCCCACCTCTATAATTCAATGAGAGCACACCCTGACCCTAAAGTCTGGTCTATTCATGCTCTCCGGTCGGATATCCAGACAAGAAAAGAACTTAATGAAATTGAACAAGATTTTATTAAGTTTCTAAAGTCTCAAGACTCAGAGTATGGCTATAACATCTGCCGAGAAGGGGAAGGATTTACGGGGCCTGTATCTCAAGAAAGTCGCCAAAGAATGTCCCAAGCTCAGAAAAAAAGATGGTCTGACAATAAACTTCGTGCCGAGAAAAGTGAAACCAGTAGAGAGGTGTGGGCTAAAAATCCAACCCTTCGTGCTAAAGTCACTAAAGCCGTAATTAAAACATGGGCTAACTCGGAACTTCGTACCCTTCGTTCAGAAATTAGCAAAAAACTGTGGGATAATTCCGACTTTAGAAAAATGGTTAAAGAAAGCAGAAAGAGGGGTAAAAAATGGAAGTTAACTCCTCAAGGACTTGAAAAAATAAAAAGGTATCATATGGGTATAAAGCTAACCGATGAATCACGAAAGAAAATAAGTGGGGGAATAAGAAGAGCTTGGATAGATGGTAAGTATAACAAGAGAGTAACTAAACACATAACAAAAACGTAGAACATTAAGGATAACTGTAGATTTTTGGTTTTTCACTAAAATGATGGAGTTTCGTGGTATACTGTAGGTATGGAGACTATTCCACAGGTTATCGCTTCCGAGCTTTCCTACCGCCGCCAGTACTATGACGCCGGGCCGACTTCCGGGATGAAGTGTCGATTCTGTTCTCAACCCATCCAATTTGTCTTTCTGCTTAAGGACCCGTGGGGCGGAACCCTGCCCATCGGCGAATGTTGTTTCCTCAAGCTCAAAGAGGTCAATCCTGCGGTCTACACCGGTCTGGTAGCCAGCTTGATTATGTTGCAGGGAGCGGCTAAGGACCAGCAATCAGACATCGACCAACAGGCTGAGGCAGGACTGGTCATTACTCACCGGGACGCCTACAAGATGCTCCTCCGAAGCGGACGTGCCCGCATCACAGCATACCGGGTAGCCTCCGGGGAGAAGGAGTGGTTGCCAAAGTCTCTTTTTGAGTTGCGGAAAGAGATGCGAATAGCCCCCACCACCAATGCCCGCAAGACTAATAAGTCCCTTATCCGCTGGTATCAACGCCGGATTGGCGTCCTGCAAGAAAAGCTCTCCCAACCCCAACAGTAAAGTTTGCCCTATCAGTATCTTTTATAGACGGACTGGAGGCGGCAAGTGGTAAACAAGCTCTATCTCAGGGCAAACGGCATTGACATATCTAAGGCCCGAGTGCGGAACAAACTGGTCAATGGCTCCCCCTTTGGCGGCAGTGAAGTGGTTATCGAAGTACCTCCCATGGAGCATATGCCCGGCTTGGGGGAGATAACTTTGGAAGATGCTAGAATTCCCGGACTTCCTGATTTTAAGTTAGAGGTAAAGCAAGGGAACGGCGATTGGAGAACCGTAAGTATTCCTGAACTTAAAGCGATTTTGGCTGGAAAACCAAATGGCTAAGAAGAAGAGACAACCCGAGCTAGACGAGCTTCTTTTCCAAGACGAAACCCCTCCCGAGGAGGAGAGGGACGACCTTCTCTTTGACGACCCGGAGGAGGAATCCCAAGAGTCTGACGAAGAGGAAGAGGAAGAACTTATCCCCGAGCTTGAAATTGGAGAAAACGGACACATCCGTCCGCACCACAAGCGGGGTCGCCGGGAAGATGACGAAGAAGAGGACTCGCCGGTAGTACTGGACTGGGATGAACTGTAATTAAAAGTAAGCAAACCACAGTATTAACCGTTAATGAGCGAATCCATTTGTCCTCTTATAACCCAATACACTAACGAATTGGGAATAGACCCGCAAGTGCTTGAAAGACTGTATCTTATCCGAAAGTGGGACATTGACCCCAACCACCCAGAAATCACTCCCATACCATTCAAATGGCCGTCTCTTCTAAGGACCAAAGTACTCAACTTTGATACCGGGCAAGAGGAGGAGCCCCTTAATATCAGGGAATATCAGAAGGTTCAAATTCATCATCTATCACGGATGAACCGCTTTATAAATGGAGATAATGTCGGACTTGGAAAGACCATTGATGCCATCGCTGCCTGTTGTTGGCTAAAGGATAGATTACCAGACATAAAGACCGTAGTAATTACGACTAGGAGTACTACCCACCAGTGGTTCGATGAATTATCTCGATTCAGCAACCTACGTCCTTTTGTGATGCGGGATATTTATCGAGGGAAGAAATCCTCCGAATCCAGGTATCAGCAACTTCGTGATTTCTTGATGGGAAATAAGAAGGATGTACTTATATGCAAATACTCTTCTATGATAGGGGTAAGGAAGAGAGTAGAGGGACGGTTTGATGAAGATGGAAATCCCGTAAATAATGGAAAAGAGAGGATTTCGCAAGAGATAAAGACATTTTCAGAGATTCTCAAAGAGTACAAAGACAAGACTATTCTGATATTTGACGAATGCCATAGATTCAAAAGTCGGGGCACCCAGACCCGTGCCTTAGTTATGGCTTTAGCCAAGCAGGGGCGGTGGGTGTGGGGGCTTACCGGAACTGTTATGAAGAACTCTCTCGATGAGTTTTATAATGTGGCTTCAGCAATCGGAATCAAGCCATTTGGGAGCTTATGGGACTTTGATGAGGAATTTTGTCTATTCCGAAAGCAGTATATTGGAAGAGGCCGTCATATCCGGGTTCTTGCTGGGTATAAGAATGTAGAGAAATTTAAGCAGGGTATTCGTCCCTTTTACTTAGGTAGGAGTCAGAGGCAAGTCAAGGAGCCGCTTCCACGTCTAGTCACCATCTACCATCCGGTGGAACTGGACGAAAGACAGAAAAAGCTTTTGCTGGAGGATATACCTTCAGGTAAATTCCAACTTCCTCCATCCTTGGTTAAAGTAGCGGGGGAAGTCTATGAGCAGGAGAGGGACCCTGATAACCAAATGACTCAGCTTTCAGTTCAGCAATTGGTTGCAAATCATTGGGCATTGCTTGACCCGTCAAATGAGAAGGACTTTCATATAAAAACATTAAGCCCCAAAGAAGAGTCGTTGCTTGACCTTCTGGATGGTGATTTGTTGGGGGAAAAAGTTATTGTTTTCACTAAATACCGAACCTTTATAGACCGGCTTGACTGGCTGACGAAAAATGGGCACTTTACTAGCCGCAAGTTTCTCAGAATTACAGGACGGGAAAATGAGAAGCAAAGAAATGAAAGTAAGCGGTTGTTTCAATCTCCTGATTCCGGCTACGACCTAATCGTTATAAACTCCGCTGGATTCGAGGGTATTAACCTTCAGCAAGCTCCCAATATGGTATGTCTTGATGTCCCCTGGTCGTTTGGAGACATGCTCCAACTAGTTGGTAGGATGGTAAGGATGGCGTCTCCACACACAGTGTGTACTCTACACATTCTTCCGGCAAGGGGAACAGTGGATGAATATGCCATAGATACGCTTAAGAACAAGAGGGGGGTCTTTGCAAAGATTCTGGGGGGGTCTTATACAACAGGCTTGTTAGATAATGAGGAGTGCCTTGATTTAGATGCTGGTAGTATAGAGTCCGCCGCCTCCGATAATGAGTTTCGTTCTCTACTCAAGGCGCATTGCAAAAAACTTAGTCTGGGGAAGTTCTTAAAGGGGGAGTTTCTGGGAATTTCTAGCAAAGAAGACGAAAGAGTAATGGATGATTAATCCATCCATGGCAATAAATAAGAAAAAACGGGGGCATAACACTGAGTACGCCTTCTTGTGTAGAGGTTGCGGTCGGGAAATTTGGAGACGAGGTTGCTATCTTTCTAAAAACGACTCTCCTGGGTACTGTCACACGTGCGGAAATAGAAAAATTTGGAGTTGCAAACTTCAACCATTTGAGCACATCTTAACCTATCTGAAAAGACAAAATCACCCCGTTTTCTTATCCTACGAAGAATTGTTGGAATTCACACATATAGAAACCTGTGAATATTGTGGCTCATTGGTCTCATGGGAGTCAAGAAAATCATTTAAGCGTTGTACCCATGCAACAAACCTAGATAGAAAAAACAATAGCCTTGGATATTCTAAAGATAACTGTGTTGTTTGTTGTTGGGAATGTAACCGGGTAAGGGGGAATGTATATTCATATTATGAAATGAAGAAAATTGGAAAGTTGCTAAAAATCTTGAAAAATTCAAAGAAATCCAGTAATAATAAAGGGGAATGCAATGAGCAATATGGTGGTTAGGTCGGTGACTATCTCCTTGGAGCTTGCCGACAAGGAGTTTGGCAACGGCATGAGCCGGTTCTTCAATATCAAGGGGGCTTACCAAGAGGGCGACACTCCCTTGGAAGAGGTCGCTGATGTGGTCGATGACAGCCTGACCATGTTTATGGCCGCTTGGAAATCTTTGCTCGGAAGTAAGTGTGCGCAGGGCAAGATTGACGGCAAAACCATGCAGGATGAAGTACGGAAGGTTATCAAGCGGACAACGAAGGTTCAAGCCTATCTCAGGAAAGAAGATGGGAGTGAACCAATCACAAACGGACCCCCGGCAGGAACAGAGGGTCAATCAGAGGGAACTTCATGACGGGACTTATCAATGTCAAAGCGGCTATAGACTCCTTCCAAGCGGAACGGCTATTGGTCGGAGCTTACATCTTGGAGCATATCGAAGGGGTGGTCACCAAAATTGCCTACCAGTCCAACGGGGACGCCATTTCCTACGAGGACATGTATTCCGACCTCGCTGCCGAGGTTGACAAGCTGCCTAAGCTCAAATTGGAATTGTCGGTCCCTCCGGGCGGTGAGTCCCAATACAGCATCCAGCTTACCATGGCGATGGAGACGGTCGCCGACGACTGCGACCGGGTATCCCATAAGGTGAGCAAGTTCGAGAGCAAGATTCGAGAAGCACAGGGCAAGCTCAAGCGGCTGCATGGGGAGTTTGGGGCATGGTACTCTCTTGCCGCCAGCAAGCTCATGGAAGAAGAAGCATACATCCGCCTGAATGCCGCACAGGTCAAACAGCTTGCCGACGCTGAGTTTTCCCGTTTGACTAACGACCTTGATGTCACCATGGAGAGCCTCATCAACACCGTGAAGTCTCTCCGGGGGGAAATCAAAGAGCATAAGCGCACGCAGGCCGACAAGTACAACATGGGGAAAGACCAAGTGAATGCCAGTTGGACTTCCCACATGCCACTATTCAACGGCAGCGGCGAAATCACGACGGACACCCCCGGCAAGCTGTTGGGCGAACACAACCCCCAGCTTGAAGAGGCACTAGCCCCGGAGGATTTTGTTCCCGAGGAACCGCCGCCTGAAAAAGAGTGGGCATTTAAGAAGACCGGAGACGCCCGTCCCATACACCTGATTACCGATGACGAGCGGCTCCCACCTTCGGATGAGGAGGATGAACGAGTATGAAGCCGGGCTGGTGCCGATTCTTTCTTGTGCTTCTCACCCCGCTATGGATAGGGGGAGGGGTGGGGATGTTTCTTATCTACCACCTCCCACTGAGGTGGTTTTGGGTTGCTCCCATCGTCGTGTTCATTGGGTTTCTTATCTCGTGGCTAATCTTGGTCTACGAAAAGTGGAAGAGGATAAATGGTAACACTGGAAGTTGACCCCCAATTTCATGGACCCACGATTGCCGAGATAGCCTCTACATTAGCCGACATCAAGGAAGACCCAGTGCGGGTTCGGTGGGGAGGCACCAAGACGGAAATCAAACTTCTGGAGAGCAGTGACCGGGCTTTCATTGTGGTCGTTCCCAGTCTCGTGGAGATGAGCACGGTTGCCTTTATCTTTGGAACCCCCCTTCAACTGGGAGATAAGATTCTTGCCGAAGGCAAGGACGCTCTTATCAATAAGAAAACCTATAATTGGAAAAGGTTTACCGGGGATAATGGTCCCACGGTCACTAAAAGCATAGTAGTCAAACTGGCGGCAAACGCCGTCCGGCAGGGGCTTCGTCCCAAGCTGGCGAGAGTTGCCTCCGATGCTCTGCTTGGAAAAGTAAATGCTACCGATGCTGACATTCTGATACGCACTGCCTATGCCTAAAATACCCCCAATTCCCGCTGTTCGTTGGTCTGAGCAAGACATTGTCGCCGCCCTTCTTAAGCGGCATCCAGCCCCGGAGTGGGCCTTCTTCCCGCAGTTAAGGAATGGCACCGGGTTCGCTCAGTTGCCCCTCACCGCCGCCGCCGTAGCGATGAACTGCTACCCCAGCCGGGGGTTGGAAGTGCATGGCTTCGAGGTTAAGACCAGCCGCAACGATTTTCTCAATGAACTCAAGAACCCTGACAAGGCTGAGTCTATTGCCAAGTACTGTGACCGCTGGTGGTTGGTATTGTCCGACCCCACCATAGTCAAGACCGGGGAGCTTCCATCGACATGGGGGCAACTCTCCATGCATGGTGGGGTTCTGCGTGTTGACGCCCCGGCATTGCCTCTAACCCCCGTTCCCCTTGACCGGCTGTTTGTAGCCTCACTCCTCCGTAACCAAGCCTACTGCCCGGATGAAGAAGCCAAGAAACAGTACGCAGAGGGGGTGGAGTATGGGAAGAAGTGCGTGGGCGGCGATTACAAGCGTCTCAGGGGGGAAGTAGACAAGTTCGAGGCTGTCTCGGGGGTCAAGATTGCTGACCGCTGGAGCCTTGGTAATGTAGCGTTGGCGGTCAAAGCACTGACAGAGATGGAGTACGAGGTCAAACACATTGCCCCCGCCGCCAAATATGCACGGGAGATAGCCGATGCTCTTGACCTGATGCTCAAGAACGCCGGACTGACCGCTTTAGCCACGGAGCTAAAAGAAAAGAGTTAAAGTTCAGTAATATTCTTAGGGGGCTAATATGGCAGTTACCAAGCTTGATGTTTACAAAGAAGAGAAGCAGGTTGCGGAACCCGAGGTTCTAGCGGGTCAGCAAAACACCCATCTGGCGTTTCCCAAGGCCGGTCCCGACATGGAGTCGGAGGTTCGTGACCGCATACTGACCGCCATCCGGGCAGCAAATTTTCTGGTGTTGGCACAGCGGGTTCGAGCAGACCAAGACATCATCTATTCCGGCATTGCTGGTATAGCCGATGGAGCGGCGGCGGGAATCATCCGCATATTCAACTTTGAGCCGGGGTTCGTTAACCTGCGCAAGCCCCCCGTCAGCGATAATCTGCCGGGCAGAATCATCAACATCTAATGGGTAAACTGGCAGAATTCGGAAACATCCTGTACTCCCCGCTGCGGTTTATGTTTGGCACCGTGCCGGACTACATTCTCAGCCGCCGTGTTCAGAATTGGCATACCTCCATGAAGGGCTGGAAGGGGGATGAAGTCCGGGTTATCGTAATGTGCGAATCCCGCCTCTGGCATTGGGCATTTGCCGACTGGCTGTGGGGTTGGCAACAGTGGCTCTGTCATTGGCTCGGTGAGGTTCCCCTACCCAAGTTTATCACCAACATTCAAGGAAGTTATGATGAGGACGACAAAGAGCACCCCTGCACCTTCGGAGAGTGGTTCGGAGATGATGTGGGGAGCCTCTGGCATCTGTACATCTGTGAGCCGGTCTTTCAGGCGATATGGAAACACTTCGTCGGTGAGCGGGTGGTAGATTTAGAGCTTACGCTAGAAGAAGCTCGCCAGAAGTTTGCTCATGACCCCAGTCAATATGAGTGGGTGGAAAAAGAGATTGCACGGCATGAGAAGTGGGATGCGGAAGAGCTTAGTCGGACCACTGACCCGGCGTCAGTGCAACCGCAGCAGTAGAGCAGGGCGAGGGTGCCCCCGGAGGGCGTCGGCTTGTATCTCAACAGGAGGGTACCATCGTGTCTGAAATCACTTTAGTAAGTAAGAATGACCAAATCAGTTTCGAGTATTTGAAGGGCATGACTGACCGTATGGAAATGGCGTTTTATTCCTACGGGGATTACAAGAACAACTACCGGGGACGTTACAGCCGGGCATTCCTTAAAGACCTGAATGATACCATCGGGGCCTTGATGGGGCGGTGGAAAGACGATAAGGGCACTACAGCGAACGCCAACGCCATCCTCTCAGGATTCAAACGCCTGCTTCTTTATACAGCAGGGGGAGAAACCCGTGGAGGAATCGTCAAACCGGGAAACCGGGAGTATGTGTTGGATTACGGTAACTTCGTCGGTATCGAGTATGCTTTCCCCCAAGTTCCCAAAGCATGGTTTGAGGCGGGGGACTCTTCTACTTCCCCCGGCTTACATGGAGAGGGAGAGGGGGAAGTAAGCGTAGCCGCCGATGCCCTGTACCGTGGAAAAAGTGGTGACTGACGGATTGGACAGAGGTTGATAGGGTGCAGGTCCCGAAGGAATATGGAGAGTTCTTCGGGCTTGCAACCTTACGCAGATACAACTACCTGCTGATTATCGCCCGGTTTGCCAAATGTGATGTGGTGGTGGGGCAACAGTACTTAGACGCTTGGAAAGACGTTGACGCCATCGAATACGCTATTGCTCACGCCAAACCGGAAAATTCTTCAGAATAGAGTAATAACCCTTATGATTACCGTATCGGTCGATATCAGAGAAGCGGTGATTAGGTGCTTGAATAAAGGAGACATTTTCTACGATGTCCCCCATAGGAAGAACGAGTCACTCCCGTAAATATCCGGCTACAATGGTCACAGGTAAAGTTATATGTTTTGGTAGCTAAGGTATGAGACATCTTGTTCCTTTGTTTTTCACCCCACCTATGCCCAAAGTTAGGATTGTTTTCTCCTTTAATGGTTTGGCTTAGGCTTATAGCTTGTCGTTTGTGGGCTTCTGGGGAGAGGGAATCCTTGCCCTTTTTTGCTTTAGATATATTTTGTCTATGCTCATAAGTTTTAGGTATACCCCTTAGACGCAAAGATTGTGCTAATTTTTCTTTTTCCGTGTATGGACGGTGTTTTTTACTTTTCATCTTAGCTATTGTTTCGGGGGTGTGGTGCCAACCTCGCCTTACATTCCCGGTTCCTTTTTCGCTCAAATTGTAGTTGAACATCCATGTCGCCTGAATCCAATAGGTTTCTCGTTCCCTCATCCCTTGTTCTGGACATGGTTCGATTACCTCAAAAGAAAAGGCTTGTTCTCCATGCTTATTCCAAGAGTTTTGTAATTTTTGGTTTCCATGTGTATTATGTCTCAGTTGTTTAAGGTGAGTTCTCCATCGACAGGGGATGTTTTTAGAACTTCCAATGTAAAACACCCCCGTGACAGTATTAACTATACGATAGATTCCACAACGAGTTGTCATATATGAGAATCGAAAAGTCGGAATATGTGAAAATCAATTTTGTTTGGTCAACAGATTGGCATCTTAGCGCCATTCCGCCCGGACAACGTGGCGATGACTATGAATCGGTCATTTTGGAGAAGCTTGATTTCATCCGGGACTTGACCGAAAAGGTTAAGGGTTTCGCACTCTGTGGTGGGGATGTATTCCACGTGAAAAAGGCCCACCACCCTGCTAACAGTCTGTCTCTCCTTGTGCGGACGCTGCGGACATTGCGGAAGTTCCCCATGGGCCGGGTGTATGGGGCGGTGGGCAATCACGACTTGGCATGGGGCGAGCGGATGGATTCGCTCTCGGGTCAGCCCCTCGGCCTTCTTATCGCTTCCGGGGCCTATGCGGACCTGACCGAAGAGTGCCTGATGGTGAGTTCGCAGTTTGCTTCCTTGAAGGTACAGGTACAGTCCTTTCCCTATGACCACGGTCAGGAGACGCTGCATAGGATAAAGGCTTCCCACAGACATGGGGATGCCAACTACTTTGTGGGCATCGTTCATGCCTATGGTCAGCCGGGCGGACCCAGCGATTACTTTGGTGAACGGGTCATCGGCTACGACGAACTTGCTGGCTCAGACTTTGATTTTTTGCTTTGGGGTCATGACCACGGGCGGCAGGAAACCAAGAAGGTGGGTAACACCACCCATGTGCATTTGGGGAGTCTCGCACGAGCGGCATTAGACAGCGACCAAGCGGAGCGCCCCGTGTCTGTAGCCGTGCTGTCATTCTCCGAGCAGGGACCGAAGTACAAGGAAATCGCCCTGCCCGTAAAGCCATTGGCGGAGGCGTTCGTTACTGCCGACCGGGAAGTCCGTCATATCGACAAGTCGGAGGAAGTCAAACAGTTCTTGACGCAGATGGAAGTAGCCGTGGGTGGTGTGGAAACATCCGACCCCGGCGAGGTTCTCAGGGAGCTTTGCCCCAAGGAAGATATCCGGTTGCTAATGCTGGTAAAGGAGCTATGCGGCCTATGAAAATCAGCATCTACTCGTGGTTCGGTGAAGAAGACTTGGTGCTTCCCTACAAGCATAACGAGGTCATTGAAGTAGCCGAGGAACAACTGTGGAATATCGTCAAGGGTTTTTACATGAAGGGACTCTCGGTGATGGTCCGCAGCCTCAACAAGCTCACGCTGGTAGCGGTATCACGGGATACTTTCGGGCAAAGGTAGAAGGAGACTATTTGATAAACATCTATCTATCGGGCGGCATTAAGGGGTTAACTGACGAGCAAGCTTACGGCTGGCGAAAGGCCGTCATTAAGCACTATCAACTTGCCACAGGGGGCTTTGGGCACAGCGGTATGGCCCCGGAGGAGCTTCAAGCCTCCAGCAAATGCCTTCACTACGGAGTGAATATCATTGTCCCCAGCCGTATGCAATATCGAGATGATGTTGACCTCAAGTCCGCTTCTCTTTGGGTAATCAAACGGGATAAGATTTCCATTACTCAGTCGGATATCGTCCTCACTTACTGTCCTGTGCCAAGCTGGGGCACGGCAATGGAAATCATGTACGCTCACGAATTGGACAAGTGGATTGTTGTCATCTGCGATGATGACAATCCAAGTCCTTGGCTGGTCGCTCACGCTGATGTCATCGTGCCCGGCCTTGACCTTGCTTATGACGAAATAGATAAGATAGCAAAGGATATGAGGAGCCAAATGCCATGAACAGCGAAAAAATCATGAAGGTAGTCTCCGCTGTCTTGATAATTCTCACTCTCTTGCTTGTCATGGTGACGTACCAATACAGCGAGTACGCCGGGCAGTGCGAGCAGGCGGCTGAACACGCCGAGCTTATCTACCTCCGGGCGTGGAAGAATGCTCATCCTGATACCATTAAGGTGGAGACACAGGGCGAGTGCATACAGGATGCGTTTAAGATGCTGCGTCCATTCCTGATGCCGCCTTTTGGCAATGCGATGCCGCAGCTTCCCACTATCCCACCGCCCGAGGATGCGAGACCGAAGAAAGGTACGAACATAGCGTGATAATCCTTAACGGACAACCGAATCTATGGGTCACCGCCGACTGGCACTTGGGATACCGGTACTTTATCACCACCAAGAAGCGGCCCTTCTCCAGCGTGGAGGAAATGAACGAGGCGTACATCGCCAACCACAACGCTGTAGTTAAGAAGGGGGACCTTGTCTACGTTCTCGGGGACCTCTACCTCCAGATGAAACTGGAGCAGTGCGTGGAAATCCAGAAACGACTCAACGGCAACTTCTACGTCATACAGGGAAACCACGACGGTATTGCTGTTCAGATGATGAAGAAACACAACTCTTTTGTCTGGATACGCCAGCTTGAGGAAATCAAAATTGGTCAGCCATGGTTTGATGACAAGAGCAAGAAGATGGTTACGCTCTGCCACTATGCCATGCGCACGTGGAGAAATTCTTGCTATAACAGCTATCATCTTTATGGGCATTCTCATGGAATGCTCCCTGATGAGCCGCACCTTCTCTCTATGGATGTAGGAGTTGATTGCAATAACTTCTACCCTGTTTCTATCGAACAAGTTATACAGAGAATGGAGTCCAAGATGCCTACTAGGTTGGAATACTTAGAGAGTTTAAAGAGTTCTGGACGGGTGGAATAGGCTTACCCGATTTCAACCGCCTCATTAGTTTAGGACGTGTTATGTTAAGGTCCTTGGCTGCAAGAGAAATAGACCCATAATTCTTTCCGTTTATCGTTATCGGTATTGACCTTGGGTGAAGGAATCCAGACTTGAATGAGGTAACGGTTGGTTTTCCGTACAGATGGTGGTTTTTGCCACGGGCATACTTTCGGTTACCAATTTTCTTACAAGTTTCTTCAGTGTGGTGTTTCCCGTAGAACGGGTTGTTTTTGCCTGTTATACAAGGCCGTGGTCCACACAGGTGAGCACGATGCTCAAGAGATTTAGGAATTCCCTTGAGAACCTCGCTCATATGCTTACGGCGCTCAGCACTGAACGGTGCCCGTGATGTGGGACCACCATCACCACCGGGTGTTATGTTGTATCCATTTCCCCGTGTGTGGTTTTCAGCTATCAATGAGATTTCCAGCTCAATGGCTTCAGATTTGTCGGGGGTACGTACAATAGGCTCAATCCTAAAGGCATCTTTGCCATGTTTCCTTATGGCATTAGCCAGTTTGGTGGTTGCCCCACGGTTTGTATACTTTATATGATTCCACCATCGTTCCTTCAAGGAAAGTTTTGTGTAGCCGATGTACAATTTTCCATTCTCAAGGCAAGTGATTTTGTAAACGGTGAACATAGCTCCCCCTACATAAGAAATAGAAAGTTAAGTTATTCGGTCATTGTCATTTGTTACTCTAGAAAGCTCAAAAATTTGAGTAATAAGAGGATGAGGAGGGCAGATGAGCAAAGGGTACCGCACGTTCTTTTGTCAAGACAACTACACTCAGTATTTCATCGAAGCGCCGGGAGAGCCGGAGGCGTGGGAAGCGTTTAGCCAGTCTATTACGCCGGATTGGGAAGTCATCCCCATCATCAATGAGCATGGTGGAATGATAGAGGTGGGACCGGGGAGAAAATATGAGACCATCTCCAATATCCCTCAAGGCGACCGGAATATTCGTTCACACCTTAGATACCAGCCGCCGACTTATGTTCGATATCAGGAGGGTGGTGACCTTCATGGCAAGAACGTAGTTACTCTCCCTGAAAAACTGGACCCCACGCTCGCCGAACCCATGCCCACCGCCCCACCCAATGAAGAAGACGTGGGCCGGTATGTACAGCGGGTGATGACTGAGATGCACCTCAAGCGGGTCGCCGAGGACCATGAGGCTCGTATCGTGTGGGGGGAGAAAAAATACGGTCAGCGGCTTCGTCCCCATAACGGCAGGGATTGCCTCAAAGACCTTTATCAGGAAGCTCTGGACGGCTGCTCATATGGCGGGCAGGCCGTTCTGGAAGGTAGGGACGGAGGTTATTTCCTACGTCAGTTCGCCCGCCTCGCCGACGAAATCCGGGATGCCATCTACAAGTATCCCATGAAGGGTCAACATGGCGACAATCACCCTTGCGCAAGCTGAGTTCATTCTCGGAGACTTGGGTCCCGCCAAGCGGCACCTTGTCCGGCTATTGCAGGACCCCAAGGATTGGGCTAATCCCAGCACCTATCGGGAAATCCAGCAATCTATCCAGCGTATGGAGGCTAGTCTGTTGAAACACGTTCTGGAGATAAAAGATGAGTAACAGTGCCCAGCAGATGTTCATCGACAAGATTATGGAGATAGACAGGACCGGACGTGTCCTCACAACAAAGGAAAATACAGACCTCTTCTTCGAGATGGTCAAGTTGGCTTGCAATCCGGGGTGCCTGGTTATTCACGGGCATGAGTTCTGCATCAGAGAGAAGAGCAACGCCACGCAAGAGGATTGGCGCAAGGAAGAAGACGAGATGAACGCTCGTGAATCTTTGGAGTCCATCGTGGATGAGAAAGACCATCCGTTCATGAAAGAAGCCAAGTTGGACACATGGCAGAAACGATTGATGTATTTCCTCAAGCCCGTCGCCCGGCATTTCAAGGTTGACGACGAATCCCTTCTACAAAGATACATGCGTCATAATCTCCCCACTCATGCCATGGAAGCGGGATTGAGTCCCCTTCCGTTCATTCAGATGGGGGAAGGAAAGGATAAAAATGGGTAACCAAGACGATTCCCTGCAAGTTTACGAGAACAGCAAACATTTGGGGTTTACCGACCAGTGCCCCGATTGTAAAGGGGAGGGGGAAGTCCCTCTCACCGATGAGGAGCGCTGCGGTTGTGAGCAGCCTTGCTCCTGCTACAATTACAAGACCTGTGAGTGCTGCGGCGGGGATGGGAAGGTTGAAGCCACTCTCCCCGGTAGAGCGGGACAAGCCGCTGCCCGGCAAGCGGAGCTTTTAGACCGCCCTCCTCAGATGTTAGTTGGTACTGACGGGAGAGGTAAGGAACCATTCATCGTAAATGGCCGCTTATCCGAAATTCAGAGCGTTGTTTACAAAAACGTAATTGGAACTTCCATACCGGTCATTATCCGCCCGGCACCGCCCATTTCCCGCTGGCTACAACGGAGGGAGAAGTTCTTCAAGGCTCTGGATTGGTTGAAGCTCAAGTGGTTCAACTTCAAGCTGTGTTTCCACCCGCAATGGGTTGATGACCCTCTCTATGACTTAATGAATGAGGATAGCATCATTCCTCCGGGAGAGCGGGAGCCGCTGTATGAGTTGGCACAAGAGGTGGTGGATGCTCCCGGTGGTGACCCCACGGAATGAAAATCCGAACTATTGGATTAATTAGTGGGGGATACGGTAATGAACAACGGAAAATACCATCGTGAGGATTTAACTGGACAACAATTTGGGTGGTGGACGGTGGGGGAACGTCAACCCGTAGGTTCAAGTCACTCGGGAGTAGTTTATAAATGCAGGTGCAAATGTGGCACTGAAAAGCTGGTGTCCGCTAGTGTCCTCCATCAAGGGGTATCTACAAGCTGCGGATGCAGGCGAAAGCAGCGTATGGATTTGACTAGTAAACGTTTCGGAAAATTAGTTGTGGTAGAAAGAACCAAGGCACCCCCACATTATAAAAGCAAAAATGCACAATATTGGTTATGCCGATGTGATTGTGGAAACACCTTGATTGCTACAACAGGGAATCTCAATTTTTATCCCCGTAGTCAATCAGGGGGGTGTAAGGCTTGTTCACCAAGACGAAACAAATATAGGTTGGAAAAACATAAGTCTACCCCGGAATTCAGGCTGTGGGAAAAAGCTAAGAGCCGTGCCAAAAAGCGGGGGATTTTATTCAACATTTCTCCAGATGACATCATCATTCCAGAGGTTTGCCCCCTCTTGGATATAAAACTTACCCATAAAAAACATGGTTGGGATGGAAATACTCCCTCGTTAGATAGGAAAAACCCCTCATCCGGGTATGTTAAAAGTAATGTTTGGGTGGTGAGTTTTAGAGCTAACTTGTTAAAAAATAACGCCAGCCGGAAAGAGCTTGAAAGGCTTATAGAAAGGATGAAAGCCCATGGAATCGACTGAAATTTATGACCGAGTAGCGGTAAGTTTTTCAGAGAAGGTTAATGAGGTATTTGAGTCTGAACAAACCCTCAAGGATTGGTTTTTAAAACACTTTTCTAACCTTACCTTTGACCGAACAAATAACTGGGGTGGTCTTATTTACCTGCTTTTTAGAGATTCTTGGCTGGAGGCCGGGCCAGAAGTTAAGGCGGAGCCGACCGGCTATGACCGGAGTGTAGTTCTCAAGAAGCTCACAACCCTGCTGGACTACAACCTCTTCACACAGGTGATGCTCAACCTGCAATCGTATGTTGGCATGGCATACCAAGCTTTGAGCGCCGAACAGGACCTCAAGACCATGGAAGAGTGGTGGAAGAACAACAAGCGTAGCCCCTTCATGCCGGGGTCGAAAATGGTGAAGCTTTCCGCCAACATGACGACGGAGGATGAGAAGTTCAATCAGGACCTCAGCACCATCCGGTCATTGAAAATCATCGCCAACTTTACCCCCAACCTTTCATGGCGGGTCAGCCCCAAGGGCAGCACCCCGGCGCTGGTGGACAGCAATAATGTCAGCAGCCTTGGTATCGGGGCGGACAGGTATCTTAAGGTGATGCCCGGCCTGCGGGCCTCTTATGTCTTTTGGGGGCCGGGGAGCGGGCCGACCATGGCAACTATTCCCCCGGCGTCTTCTGACCACATCACTTTCCAAGCGGAAGGTATTCCCTATGTGTTCCGTTCCAAGTCGGGCGGAGAAATCCTCAATCAAGTTCTGTTCTCCCGCCGTATGGCCTACAACATTTTCTGTGCTCACGATGTGGCAAACGAGACGTGCATCATCGTCCCGAGAATGAGTTCCATCCTCGTGGTGCATGACGACAACAGTTACAACTTACGCCATGCTATCGAGCCTTATTTGGATGGTGGTGTGATTCAGTTGGCAGAGGGGTCAAGAAGTGACCCCGCTTCAAAGGAGTAGCCTGTGCCTGTAGCCAAGAACAGAAAGTGCGGGCTTTTTATTAAGGGAAAAATCTGTGGCAAGCCCGCCTATAACATAGAGGGAAACTGGTTTCCTCTACAGGGTTGGGGACAACTCTGGTTCTACTGCGATGAGCATTGGGCTGTCCGTAACAAACTACGACGTATCCTCGGTCAAGGGTACGCCCATGCCGTCGCCGTCTTGAACTACTGCTCCCTCGGGAGCGGCTACAATCGCCAGGGTGGTCTCCTAGCTCTGCTCTTTGTAAGCAGTGGCCTTTACGTTGATGAGCGGCTGGGTTGCAACCGCCGATGATTTGGTGGTCTTGCTGTGGGTGTGTTCCACACCCATTTGACAATACTGACAATCCGGGAATTTTTCCACCCTCTTTATTTCCGGCTTGATTTCCACGAACACCGGGCACTCATAGACCGGCGTGGTCATGCCATGCTTGACACAGTATTCATAAAGCTCCTGCTCCTTGGGGCAGTTTTCCGGGGTCCCCGGCTTGAAGGAGGCGCACTTGAAGCACAGACAGTTGCCCCGGTGCGTTCCCTTGAGCCGGTCTTCCACAAACACCTTTACTCCGTGATGCTCGTACTGAACGATTGCCATTATTTTCTCGCTTTCTTTGCTTTCTTCTCGGCGGTCCGCAGCTTCTTAATGCCGACTTCCTCAATTTTCTATCCAGCGGCAATGCAGGCATCGACCTTCTTCTTGATTTGCTCTTCCGGTCCCCACCAGCATTCGCCGCCCCACACGGTGTTTCCATTGTCTAGCTTGATGCGGGGGTTGGTGACTTCGGCCTCGTGGCACATCTGAGCAAAACCCCCGGCCCCGGCTGGGGGAACGAAGTCTCCCTCGTACACGCCGTACCCGAAAAATTTCAGGATTTTGGTCTTTTCATCACCACTGCAAATTGCTCCTACCCGTATACCTACTTCCCTCATTTTGCCTCCTCGGTGGGTTCGTCTTTCTTCTTTTGCTCGTAGACTTCCTTGAGGAGACAAGGGTCACCGGGTTTGCCGCCGCCGAGGACCGTCTCCTTGACAACCTGCACAGTGGGTTTACCATAGTAGCCGAGCCGGTTGGCTTGGTCCATGTATTCCCAGTACTTCTTTTCGTCCAACTCGAACTCCGGGTCCGTGAACATGGGAGTGAGGATGGAGTTCAACCGGCGCATGTTGAGTTTCTCTTCCTCGGTCTTACCATTCTCTCCCCGTTCTTCCGCCCCTACCCAAATAAGAAACAGTTCCGCCTTGATGGGGTTGCGGAGGATGGACTCCAATACAGCGGCGTGGGGGTCAAGGTCGGTTTCCACAGCCGGTTCGGTTTCTTGATTGATAGGTTCGAGCTTGCCGGATTGCAGGTCCCGGCAGTCTTCGAGCGCATCCTCGGAGGCACGAGCAAGTTGTTCCCTTAACCGGTCCTCATAGGGCCTTCTTGTTACGCCGCTTAAATAGGTCATCAAATTCATGACCAGAGGGACCTTCTCGTCAGGCCAGTCAGACTGATAGACCATGCGGAGCATGTGGTCCCGTTCAAAATCGGTGAGCCGGGGGTCAGGTAGTGACCGCAGTTGTGCCACGATTCCCACCTGCTTCAAAATCTTTGCCGCCGTGGCTCGCATGGTTGCCCGGTAAGTCAGCGCCTTCTCCAAGATGTCGGCTTCGAGGAATACCTTGGGTTTTTCATCCTCTGTAGCCCCGGTGGTTATATCCCCGGTTTCGAGTTCGATGAAGGCGTCCACTAATGGCGTGGGTGTGTAGTCGGCGATAAGCCCCAAGAGGTCCGCCCGGAACAAGTCGAATAACCGTCTTGCCAATGGATTGGGGCTGCCTCCCTGTGAGAAGTAGTTGGGGCATTCCCGTCTAATGAACGCCCACAGGAAGTCGTCGGAGGCATCTTTAAGCTGCCGGGGGTCCTTGACCCATGCTACCAATTGAGAGTCGGCGTTGATGACCAGACCCTCTTGTTTCTCGCTACAGGTGCATTTCAGGTCTGGTTCGGGCTTCGGGACTTCCCACTTGTTGGCGGCGAGCATATCCGGGTAGAGCCGGAAATTCCATAGACGCACGGGGCAGGTTTCGTTGGGGTGGGCAATGATGGTATGGAAATACCGGCCTTCCCCAAGGATTTCCGTGTATTCTTCCAAGTCCGCCGTGGTGATGGATACGAAGATACCATCCGCTGTCATGTACTGGCGTCCAATGCTGGCGTTGCCGCCGAATACTGCTTTGCGCTCGGTGAGGAACAGGTTCTCAATCTTCTGGAAACGAGGGTCGTGAATCATCTCCCACGTCTGTCCGAGGGTATCCACGTAGCCCTTGTCGCCAAATACCAGTTGGTCCAACATCTGGCAGTACTGGTACTCTTCTTTCTGCACATCACCTTCGATGAAACGATAGATGCGCTTGGCATCATCAGCTATACCCAATAATTTTTGAATCGACCGGTCCATTATGCCTCTCTCTACTTCCGTTCCATATTGGTTGTCCATCCTCGTCCCATGCGATGGTCCATCCCAACTCTTTGAGTACGGAAGTTATCTTGTCTCTTACGTGATTTAATTCCAGCCTTGTGGCACAGGCGTCAGCGAGCCGTCTTACTCCCGTCACTTCTTCTTTACCTACAGCGTGTGCGTGGCGGCATTGGTCCCTGATATCCTCCAAACCCGGCAACTTCTCGCCAACGAGGACCCGGAGACGACCCATTTCGGCACTGCTCTTGTCCACCTTGGATGCCAAAGCATTCAAATCCGGGTGGACCTTTTCCAACTCGTGTACCTTGCCCTCCAGACGGGTAAGCCGCTCCTCCGGGGTTTCCTGTGTTGCATTCGGTCCCCATCTCTTCTTGGGGTGTCGTTTGTCCCACTCTTCCATTACCGCCTTGATGCATACCTTAAAGCAGGTCTCCCACGTTGCCGTCTCGAAGTTGACTACAGTGTTGCCTGATGCACGGCAGCTATCGAATGCTTGCCGGATAGCCCGCTCGCTCTCCCAGACGCAAATCCACGCCAGTGCATCCACGAGGGTGGTTTCCCCGCAGGCACGTTCGGTAGCTTCGATGAGACTCAAGTGGTCTATCATATTATCGGCTAACTCCGCCGTTTTCTTCTCCTCATCTGTGGGGTTCGGGCTATCCCCCGCACAATCAAGCTGAGAACAACGTCTTGCCATTAAGGTGAGACGTTGCTCCACTTCTTCCATGCAGCAGGATTGCGCTTTTTCTTGCAGAAGGGTGAGAAGGTCTTTGATGGGAAATTTCTTAGGAATGTCGGTGAAAATAGTGCTTAGTCCCAGAACCACGCCGCTGGCGTACCCCGGCATTTCTCCGGGTTGATGCGGGTGGTGGTAACCCATGGCGAGGAATTCAGCATCCCATGTCAATGACTCGAACTCAAATAGCCGGTCCCACCGGGCGTGGATAATCTGGTCGGTGTCGAAGTCCGACCGGTGAACCATCACGGGAGTAAGTTTCATAAAGAATAATACTGGGATTTTTCCAATTTTTGTGTATTATTTATACAGCCGTCAATCATCGTCCGGCTTGACTTTGTAGTGTTCTTCTCCATGGCAATTTTTACATAGTGGTTCTAGGTTATCGGGATTGTTACTTCCCCCATCTACAACATAAATTTTGTGGTGAAGTTCGATATTATAGGGTTTGTCATACTTACATCGAACACAAATAAGGGCAGCCTTGCCGAACTGACGAACCCACTTTAATCTAAGACTAGCTCGATTAGTAATGACACCCCAATCCATGCGTTGTCCAACATTTTTGCACTGTTTTGAACAATAGTTCTTCTTTCTTTTTCGGAAACGAATGGCCGATTTATATCGTTTATATGATTTCCCACAGATGCAACACTTAAATTCAACTTTACCTCGACAGTTGGGGCAATAGTGGTTTTTTATCCTATCAGTTGGCATCCCGACCTTGATGAAGTAGTTTTTGCATACGGAACACCCCACTGTGTGGGTCTTTACAGTTAATTCCCGCCGACATTTTTTACTGCAAAAGTGCCTCTGATTCCTACGTTTTAACCACGTTTGTATCCGATTTTCAGACTTTGAAAACGTTTTGTTGCAACCACTACAAATTACGTCAGGCATAATCACCCCCACTATATGAAAGTCATAGTCAACGTATATTTTGTTTGTAGAGTATTTTATAGTGGAGGGTTACGCCAAGGAAAATCACCTTGACCCCACCAGCCGAGAGTACGCCTTGACGGGCATATCCACGGCGAAGTCCAACGCCATTTCGTTACGGGAGGCACAGAATGCGGAAATCAGCACCGGTAAAAAAACCAAAGCTGGTAGGAAAGCCAGCGTCACAGTATAAGCTGCTGGACGTGATACGAGCCGCCCTCGATTGCCGCAGCCATTTCGGCGATGTCAAGATTGTTCAATCGAAAGAGGACAAGCGGGACGGATTTCTTGTTGGTGAGAGTGCCACAGTCATCTGCGGTCTGTGCGTGGACCGGATGTGGGAGGCGCTGGGGCTGGAGAAGAGTGAACACATCCCCCAGCATGGGGAGTATTTCAACTTGCTGTGGGAGGCGAAGCAACGTGCCAGCAGCGCTCGCAAAAATCGAAAAGAGTAGTTGGCTGTGTTCCATCTGCCCGGAACCGGGAGCTTGTTGTCGCAGGTTTTGCCTGCCTTTCCATGAGAAAGACCCGGTCATCCCCGAGACTTTCTGGAAAGTTTCCATGTTTGAAGATGGGCAGGCGATGCTGACCGCTGCCGGGATGCCTTTTAAGGTGGGAGGGATAGAGGAGGAGTTTCAATCCAAGGAGGGGGAAATTGTGAAGCTTTGGTACTACTGCCCCAAGATTACCCCCGAGGGCCGATGCTCCATCTATGAGAACCGCCCCGAGTGCTGTTCGTCCTACCAACCCATGACCGACAACCTGTGTGTATTTTGGAGACCCGATGTCCCGAGAGAATTGTCCGGTACATGACGTAACCTGCTGGCAATGCGGATGGAAATTGTACCGGTGTTCCCGCTGCCGGGGATGCTATCAGTGTGAGCATGAGGTACTGTACGAAAATGGCGTGTGGATTTGGCTTTGCCGGGACAATCGCAAGCGCCCGGCGATATGTGAAGAGTGCGGATGTGGGCAGCAAAAACAGACCCAGCCTATCCTAACCGGTTGGAAATTTCCCACCCCTATTATGCAAGATTGGCCGGTTAAATTCTGATGAAAATTAGCCGGTTTTCTTTACACCAAAATTAACAACTACCCACCCCTTTAGTGAATCCGCCAGAGGATGCGGTCCCTATCCTCTAATTCAAACCACAGGAGGAATTATGGCTTCAATTATGATAGAGGTAGACCTCTGGGAAGGCACCATGACGGTCATGAGTGATGCTGAACTGGAGGAGTTGGATGAGGTGACCGAAGGTGAAGAGGTTGCCGAGGTTGAAGAAGTAGCCGAAGACGGTGAAGTCTCCGCCGACGTGGAAGTGGATGGAGAGACCGAAGAGTTCGCCGAAGAAGAGGATGAAATCGAAGCCGAGCAGGCGGAGATTGACGCTGAGCAGGCGGAACTGAACGAGCGGCAGGAAGAGCTTGACGCACGCCGGGCTGACTTCGAGGACCGCCTCAACAATGCGTAACTGACATCCCCGGAGGGCAGCCTCCGGGGTTTCAGCTTGGCGTTATAGCTCTACAAATTCAATGTCTAAGACGTAGTAGGAAATGAGTGGGAGAGTTCCCGTTACTGTGATGAATCCCTCGTCCAGTTCCGGTTCTTCTTCAAGGTAATCGAACGGGTTGTATCCAGAGATGGTTTCGGCCCCGATGATTTCGACCAACTTGTCAATGAACGCCGGGTCGTCGGACTTCACTGTGAAGTCTTCCTTTTTCAGCGTCCCAAAAATTTCCGAATGCTTGCCGAGAATTTCCCCGAAGTAAACTTCCTTGCCGAGGGACTTCTCGATTTTTTCCTTGGTGGTGACGAACAAGCCTTCAACATCGCCCATCCGTTCTTCATCCCAAAAGAATGAAACCAGTACCCTGTGCTCCGACTCAGCGTCCTTCTTTTTGCTCATGGCTCTCCAGTCTTCTGCTGCAAACTTGGAACTCCCTATGGACATGGGTTGGTTTTGATGTCCAGCAACTCCGGGGGAAGCTCGGGGTCGGTATAAAATAGAATGGCTCCGTTTTTTCCCCAAAAATCCAGAACTTTAAGCAACTTCCCCACGAGTTCGGGATGGGTTGGATTGTACCACCTGTCCGGTCCAATGTTGACCCAAACAATCTTACGTTGCTGGTCTCCCGGTACAAGGTCAAAGAGGAAGCGTTCCCCGACAATAACAATAACATCCGACCAATCGAACAGCACTCGCTTGGTAGCCTCGGAGGTGTATCCCAATCCTACTGATAGAACGTCTCGCTGACCATGGTTCAGCTTTAGCAGCATAGCCAACGATACCGACCTGCTGTTTCCACCGTAGTAGCAGCAAAGAATCCTCATGCGGTCTCCAATCCCTCCGGGCGACCCTTCGTCCAGGTCTTCGCCACGGGGTACTGGATTACCCGCCCTCCAGGGTAGACCTTGTACAGCCACTCCGGGCGGTCGTCTACCTGCGCCCATACGACACGCCCGAGGTTCTCCGAGTGCCCCTTGGCATCGTTCAAGGAGGCTACGACCCTCACGTTTCGCTTATCGCAATCGAGCAGCATATGGTGTTCCTTGGGAATTGGAAGGGGAACCGGGAGTCCAACCCGGATTGCCCGTTTAGAAGACGGGTGCCTTTTGCGTTAGACGATTCCCCCGTAAATTTGGTACCCCCGGCAGGACTCGAACCTGCGATGCCTTTCGGCATAGACAGTTTAGGAAACTGTTGCGATGTCCATCTCCGCTCACGGGGGCGTAAACTTGTTTATTTCCTTCCTAGCCTCCAACCATCACAGAGGCGGTTAATAACTTCGGATGCCGCAATTTTGATTGCTACGCCATCTTTACATAACCAGCGCACAGGTGGTCTTTTTCTATTAGCTTCCCTCAAGGCTGCTATTACATGCACCGGTCGTGGTTTCCCACGCTTTGCCTTGGCTATTTTTTCACCAAAGCCTTCTGGCATTTTTTTGCCTTTATTCCAAGCCGAGGTTCTTCCTTTTAATGCTTCCCGCATTTTTTGCTTACTGGTATCGGAGTGTTTCCAGCCAGACTTGTGGGGAGCTTGTGGTTTTCCAGCTCTTCTCCTGTTTGATTCTGCAACAGCCTTTCTAGTGCTTTCTGGGACTGAGTGTCCCCTTTGGGAGGCACTCATCCTTTGTCTAGTCTGCTCTGAACAATGCTTACCAAACATTGGATTTCTTTCGCCTTTGTTCGCCTCTTTGAATTTTTGACGAGTAGCCTCATTCGCAACTACCCCTCCGCCTCCAAGAGTTGAGTTGTATCCATATTCAGGGTCGCACGCCTTAAACTTTTCAATATAGGAGACCTCAAGGGTATCCAATTCTTCTTTGGAGAAGGCAACATTTATACGATAGGCTTTGAAGCTACCTTCTCCATATTTTCGGATGGCATTATAGAAGTATGCACAATTTGTCCCACCCGCTTTGGCTCTCCTACAATGAGCCAGCCATCGCTCGTGCAGGGTTCTTATGGTTTGCCCGATATATACCTTGTTGTTGACTTGGTTTACGATAATGTATACTTCCCCATATGGCTCCACTTAAACTCTCCTTCAATGAATGGGGTAAGTAGTTCATTTATCAAGTACAACATTCCAGTATAGGTACGGTGCGTAATCTTTCCACTCGTTCCTTATCTTGCTGATATGCAGCTTGAAGTTGAAGCGGGGGTCCGTGGGCTTCGGCGTATAGGGCTTGCTGAGCAAGGTCATGCCCGCCTGCGCCGGGGTACGTCCGGCCTTTTCCTTGTTGCACGGCATACAGGCGATGGCAAGGTTGTCCCAGTCGGACTTGCCCTTCTGGCAAAGCGGGATGACGTGGTCAATCGTGTATTCCGAGGTGTGGACCACCTTGCCGCAGTACTGGCATGTTGCATTGTCACGCACTAACAGGTTGCGCCGGGTGCAGGGGACGGACTGCTTCTTACGGCGATGCCAAGCGTTGCGAACGACTATCACCCTTGGCATGCCCATTTCAAAGGACGGTGAGTGCAGGACCTTCCCGCCCTCGTCCTCCTTGACAATCTTGGCACGGTCCTCGAACCAGAGCTTGACGGCGTTCTGCCAGCCCATGAAGCCCACGGGTATCCAGTTCATGTCTAGTACAAGTACGTCAGCGTATCCCATAGAGCCTCCTTATCTAAGATTCGGAAAACCGTTAATCCTCGCTCGTTGCCACACCGAATGTGATCGATGGCTAATTGCCGGTAAGCCTGCGCACGACCCCTATAGCCGTCCATCGCTCTTCGCACTCCGGTATCCGCCCATAGTACTAGGCGGCGAGTCAAGCTTTTAGGGTTTGGGCGGGGTGTAACCGGTCTTCTCTCAGGTTCATATCCATCGAATTGGCCGGTCTCATTGCCGTACACCATACGGGTTGATGTGGTCGGGTTTCTTATGGTGTCTCACCCCGAGGCCCACTGCGTTGTCCTAACGCTCTCACCCCGCCCGAACAGCGCCCCTGTGACCACGCCCTTAAGACATCGCCCCCGGTTATGTCAACTCACCAGAGACTTAGGTCGGTCAGGAGCACCAACTTAAACCCAACGGCGTGCAGCCAGCGTACTGGCGGTTTGGCTTCGCTTTCTACGGGGTTAATGACCGGTCCCCCTCGTCGCCCGGAAGCCGCTTGTGCAGGCACGGTATCCCGATTTCTGCCACGACAACCGTTCCCATCAGTCTTGCCGACCCTACGGGACCTTGCACGCCATTCTTGGTAATACCACAGAGATTGAGAAACAAACGAATAATTAAATTTCAGGATGGTGCTCCTTCCTGTGACAGTTAGAGCATAGTATTTCGCATTTTCTTATCTCAGCAAGGATTCGTTTCTTTCCCCAACCTTGGTTCACAGCTTGCCTTATTGACATGTCTTTTTTGCTTGAATCTCTATGATGAAAATCTAAACATGCAGGATGATTTTCCGGGCAACGAGCACATTTTAGAGAGCGTTTGAACTCCTTGAACCAATCTCTAATTTCTTTCCTTTGGTTCTTTGCTCGGATAAGATATGGCTCTTTGTGATTTTGATAATGTTTTCTCCTGTATGCTTTCATTTCTTCTTGATGAGATGTTTTCCAAGCTTCTGTCGCCATACAATCCTCCAATATATGAGTTGCATAGCGTAGATTTGGAGACTCTATCTGCACCAAAAATTTACATTAGAATCTTGGCAGGGGTGGAGGGATTTGAACCCCCAGTATCCCGAAGGAAGACGGTTTTGGAGACCGCTGGGCCGAACCAGATTGCCCGTCACCCCTAAACTCACGCCGGTGTCTTATCCAAATAAACGAAGGTCAAGACCAAGAGTACCATGGTTATCTTGGTCACAGCTACCATGAGGCTACGCTGTACCATGTCCTACGGGGACTCGAACCCCGTTTTTCCGGCTGCATCATGGGAGACGCTCTACCATTGAGCTACGCCCCGCATGGCGGGGCGACGGGACTCGAACCCGCAACCTTCTCCCTGAATCAATCCCCGGTATCCTACCATTGAATGACGGGTCGCTGGGGGCGTTCTGCCTGACGGGAAGGCTACTCCATGCGATTATCCGGTGGGACTCGAACCCACATTTTCCGGGCTAGCTTGGCTCCGAGGGGAGGACTCGAACCTCTCATTAACCGGGTCAGAGCCGGTTCTCCTACCGTTAGAGGACTCTGGAATATCTTGCTATTTACGTCAACTTTTAGCCCCAGAGGGGTAAACTTGACGTATAAATCAATCTTGGTCGGCGTGGGGAGATTTGAACTCCCGACCCCTCCGCCCCGAACGGAGTGCTCTAAACCGGGCTGAGCTACACACCGAAAATTTAAATCAGACGACCCCGGAATAATCTTTGCTTTTATTTCCCGGAACCCAATCCGCAAATAACCCAAGCTCCCTAACTTTTCGCATTGTATCAGCGATTAGTAACCACGCTTTGTAGGGCATATTTCCTCGAACAATGTTACATCTTGTGCAACAGGGAATTACGTTACTTTTCAAATGACCCCGCATGTTATCTAATCGGTCCAACCCAATGCGTAGTTCTCTTTGGGTTACTCCACAGTATCGGCAGCCAGTGGATATAAGAGCAGCTACGTAGTTCCGGTCAAGGTCGCAGGCAAACCCATGGCGTTTATCCCAACTCTTGCAGTCGTTTGTAACATGCCTTGCTTCGCCTTTATACCTTTGGGTGCTTAGAGTCTGTTTCCTTCGCTCGTAAACCCCCTCGGTCATTCCATGTCGAGGTTTCCAACGTTTGTTATGCTTATTAAAGCAAATACGGCATAGAAATCGGTAATACTTATTCCCATTAGACCAACGTGTTGGGAAGTTCTTACCGTCCTCAGTTAATGCCTTCCCACATTTTTTGCAGATGTGTGGAAGTCTTACATTCACTCCACCAACTTCTTGACTCTTCATACTAATAGATACTGAAGTCAGAAGATTGGTCGGAGTGATATTTTTGGTCGGGGCGAGAGGATTTGAACCTCCAACGACTTGCTCCCAAAGCAAGTGGGTTACCGTTACCCTACGCCCCGGCACAAGTTAGGCCGTTCAGCTACAGCCCGTAAACTTTGGTCAGGTCCGGCAGAGTCGAACTGCCAATCACTAGTCCCCCAGACTAGGGCATTACCATTATGCTAGGACCTGATAATGGAGGTTTGGCAGTACTCCCCCAGCTAATCAGAGCCAGTACTCGTCAACCTCCAAACGGTGACGGACAATGGGAGGTTTTCACCTCTCGGGCCTCAGCCCACATACTCAAACCGGTTAGCCTTGCCAGTCCAGTATGCTTCCGCCATAACTTGGTAGCTCGCACAGGAATCGAACCTGTGACATCCGCCTTATGAGAGCGGCGTTCTGCCACTGAACTAGCGAGCCAGAACGTACGTGGTGTTTGGGAGCCATGATGGTTGCGCTGCGCCACACCATGAGTATGTTACCCGACAATTACGCCGCCCAAACAATGGCCTTTTAAGGGGCACTCACGTACGGCTTGAGTTGCATGGGTGGAATCGAACCACCGACCTCCCGGTACCCCGGTCGCTCTTCCGCTGAGCTACAAGACAACCCTAAGATGGTAGCGGGGATGGGAATTGAACCCACCTTTACAGAGCTTATGAGACTCCGAAACTCACCAGAGTTATACCCCGCATCAAACCATACGCTACACCGCATATCTGTTGCTAATACGCTGTAGCGTATCAAGGTTGCGGAGGCTGGATTTGAACCAGCGGCCTGTTGGTTATGAGCCAACCGAGCTACCTGACTGCTCTACTCCGCTATAACTTGGTGCCTCCCCAGAGAGTCGAACTCTGTTCTCCCGCTCTTCAGGCGGGCGCTATGCACCGCATCAGCTAAAGAGGCAAAACCAAACTTTCAAACTTCTCGGCATTATCTTGAGAGCACCTTAAGTCCTATAATACGCTCTCAAGAGCATCTTGGTGGGTCGGGAGGGAATCGAACCCTCAACCTTGGGCTTAAGAGGCCCCTGCTCTGCCAGTTAAGCTACCGACCCAAATTTGGTACCGCCGAGAGGACTCGAACCTCCAACTCCTCGGGCAAGAGCCGAGTACTCTGTCCAGTTGAGTTACGGCGGCACATCTTGGTGGAGCCGGTGGATTGGGTGCCCACGACCGTCCGCTTAAAAGGCGGCTACGCTTAACCACATCTGCGTCACGACTCCATATTTTGGCTCTGGAGGAGGGAATCGAACCCCCAACCATTCGGTTAACAGCCGAACGCTCTACCGTTGAGCTACTCCAGAAGAAACTGTCTCCTTCTCAGGCGGATATATAGACGAGTTGTTATGACACATCGTCCCTGAGTGCTCGCCTGAACCATACAACGGCTGGTGCTGTTTGCCCTCACAACCTGCCAACCAAGGGCGACCCTCATCACACCAGCGACACTCGCTCATACGACCTCAAACTGGCTGGGACGGCAGGACTCGAACCTGCATTCTCCGGGTAACAGCCGGGCATCTTACCATTGGATGACATCCCAACAAACAGTGACCAGTGACAACCGCCCTCCGCAGGGGCGGGAAGTGCATAGCTGGGGACCTCGCCTGTTCCGAAGAACTGGTGCCCTGCTTACCACCGAACCCATCAGACTCGCCATCCCTTTGGGTGCGTCACGTGGTCTCAATCTTGGAAGCCCCGAGGGGATTTGAACCCACTGACCTTCGGTTTCGTAGACCGCTGCTCTAGTCCGGGCTGAGCTACGGGGCCTCAATCTTGTACCAACCTCTTTCTTTCGCTGTTTTACGACGGTGACAGTTGGCGCATCGCACGTCGCACTTAACTATCTCAGCCTTTATCGTCTTTAATGATGCCTTCATTTGTGTCATTAAAGTTGAAACGGCTGCTAATTTCTTTTCTCCTTCCCGATGGTCAAACTCAAGGACTATCGGGTCAGATTCTCCACAGTCGATACAGGGGTGAGTCATCAAATACTGTAAGACCCACTCTATGGCTTCTTTCCTATACCTTGCACCATTCCGTTTCGCTTTTTCAACATACGAGGTCTTATTCCTCTCGTAGTTTTGCTTATTGTAGCCTCGCTGGCATTCGAGGCAGTATGGTGCTGACCGGTGCTCTTTTTCCTTACCACATTTGTAACAGTTCTTAGACCTCATACTAAAGGACTACGAAGTCCAATTACTGTTTTCAAATCTTGGAACCCCTGACAGGATTCGGACCTGCGACCATCCGGGTCGAAACCGGGCGCTCTGTCCACTGAGCTACAGGGGCCTAATCTGGAAGTCCCGGTCGGATTTTAACCGACGACCTTCTCCTTCGGAGGGAGTTGCTCTATACGGGCTGAGCTACGGGACCATATATTGGGGTGAATGACGAAGTGGGCTGCCCCCGCCCCCTCGGACCAGACCGAGTACCCTGTGGGGTTCACTCACCAAACTTGGGGTGACTGAGGGGAATCGAACCCCCGTATCCTGATTCACAGTCAGGCACTCTGCCACTGAGTTACAGTCACCATAAACGCAAAAAACCCACCCAAAAACCCATCTTATGACTTCCACTGTCTTTAATATGGGACAGTGGATTCATAGAATGCTTTTTGTTAACAAAGAAACTAAAACCGGGCTTTGTGCCGCCTGTGGAGATGTTAAAGTGCGACTCAAAGGTGGTAAGTATCTTTGCCGTAACTCACAAGCCCGTTGGACTGGAAGGTGTAACTACCCCTCTCATCCATACCGAGATAAGTCAAACCCCCCGAGAGTCTGCGATGAATGCGGCTTTGTTGCTAAATGCTCGTGCCAGATTGACATCCATCACATTGATGACAACCACGCTAACAATCAGCCAGAGAACCTCCGTCCTCTATGCGTATGTTGTCACCGACTCATTCACTGCAAGTGCAAAATAAAAAAGCCCACAGAACCTTGAGTTCGGTGGGCATCCTTGCACTCTGTTCGCTTTTTCGCTATGCGACTCCTGCGAACGGAAGCCCACCGAAGCTTGGGCGGCTAAAATGCCGCTTAGGCTGCCACTGCATCGGGTTTGGTTTCCTATTTCGCATGTCTCTCCAAAACTGGTGCCCCTTTCGGGGCGTAAAATGGTAGGGGCTTTCGCCCCCTCAAACTGGTGGGCCTTTCGGCCCGGAATCTTGTGAGGCTGACCGGGTAACAATATCGTCCGGCTCCCCGCCTCAATTTTACCCCTACAAGTATAGGGTCGGTAGTTCGTTTTCTTCCTTCACTTACATAATACCACGGTTTTGGGAGAATATGGGGATTTTTTTAATCGGCCATTTATTTACTGTGAACCTAACTTTAGTTCCCGATAACTTGTCTGATTTCCATTGGTTAGCCGTTCAGCCCGTATATCCCCGGTATTACCTCAAGGGCTGTCCAAATACTTCCCACCGGTCAACAAACCCGTCACTTCCTTTGTAACCCCGGATAAGCCGATTGGAGTTAATGACCGGATTAGAGTAAAGCGGCATCGTGGGAACCATAATGTATTCAGGTTCCCTCCCATGAAATTTCCAACCAAGTATGATACATGTTGTAGGGTGTCTCGGAGCCGCATTCGCCGCCGCTGTTCAAATAAGCGGCACTGTCATCATGCTCCACCCACCCTTCTTTGACCGTGACTTTGTAGCCGTCTCGGCGTAGCTTGGTGATGATTTTCTTTAGCTCGGCAGCGAACTCAAAATTCTTGAAAAACTTCTGTTCCCCGGCAAGCGGGCGGTCAGTCCAATTCTCCGTGGATAGCCGGTAGTCTTCAATTTTTGTTATGCCGTCTTTTATACGGGCGTCAATACGCCATTGAATGTCTTCGAGAGTTTTGGCGTAGTACTCTTTCCGCTTTTTCTCTTCCGCAGCCGCCCGCTGAACCTTGCGCTTGGCGGACTCCTCCACTTTCTCCCGAGCAATACGTTCAGCGTTGGTCTCAGCGAGCGCCCTTGCTTCCGCTGCCCTCATAGCCACTTCCTCTCTTTCCAATGTTTCACGATGGCCCCGGCGACGAGCTTGCTGACCTTATCCCGGTCACATTCCGGGGGAAGCGGGGTGTTCTTCTCTGCTTCGGGTACTTCATTCCGTAAAACCCCATATAGGTCTAATACTTCTTTTAGACCAAGTTTTCCGGTGCGAATGTTAAGCAGGAGGGTCTTCTCCGGTCGGGGGAAAGTCATCCTGCCGGTCCGCAAAAGCTCAAGACATTCTTGGATGCCTCGAATCATGTGCATAGCCGCTTGGGGGTCGTAGCCGTACTCTTCCTTCTCGGCTTTCCGGGTCCCGTGCTTACCCGTGCCCTCCCCAAGCATCCGGTGGAACTGGTTATCCGCCAACCCGATAAAGGCTTTCGCCGCCCGTGCGGACAGGAAGTCATTGGTGTTGGGCAGAATCATGGTGTCCCACACCGTGTTTGTATGCGCCTCCCGGTTACGCCTCACGCACGTGCTGTCCCGGTAGCCCTCATGGTCGCTTATGCAGCTTGGATACTCACACTGCTGCGCATCATAGGGGCAGGACCAGCGTGCCTTTGGCTCCAAGGATAGGTCCTTGATGCTGTCCGGGACAAACAGGAAGGAAAGCGCCGAAGGATTGCCCTTAAGCGCCAGACCCGCCCAACGGCGTAGGGAGTAAGCTTTGATGTCAACGTCCGCCTTGGTGTTCTTGCGCTTGTCTCCTGCCGTGCTAGCGCTCGCATGACCCATTTTACGAGGGTTCTCGTTGTCAAGTTGGAGTTCTTCTTCCGGGCGACCCACAAACACGCCGGACACATCAAGGTCGGCCTTGTCGTCCATCCGGGCACCATGCTGCCAACTCCCGGAGGCGAAGGCGAGAATCAGGCTATTGGGGGCAACCTCCCCAATCTCCACCAACGCTTGTTTGAGCTTTCCGTAGAATTCCATTAGAACACCGGTACCTTTGTGATATTTTCCTTGGTTTGCTGCGTTGTCTCCACCACCCCGCACCGTCCACAAGTCCTTATCCAACGGGGAATTTCCTGCCGGGGCACATCCGTGGGAAGTTGCCGGTCAACCCCCATGGTGCCGGGCGGGTCGCCAGCGATATGGTACGCTTCGTGGATGATGGGGTCATACACCGGTTTACTCCACGCATGGCAGCACCGCAACTCCGCCTCCGCCAGCCGTATCTTCGCTGATTGAAGTTCGTTCTCCAGCCGGACTACCTCTGCCCTGAACACTTGTACGGGTAGCATCACTCCCCCCATTTCTTGGGAAACCACCGCATCGGCGAGGTCTCCGGTAACTCTTCTTCCAACATCCTTCGGCGTTCCGGTTTATCGAAGAACTTTACCAGCCTGCGCAGGAAGTCCTTGGATATCTCAATCTCCCCGTCTGCGTAAGCGAAGATGTGTTCGGACTTCACTGCCAAGACCTGCCGGTACTTGTCCTCATCCTTTATGCCGGGCTGGTCAATGTCGTTGGGATACTTGCGCTGGAGGTCACAGATGTTGAAGGACTCCCGGCGCTTCTCCAATCCGAGAATGGGGTCGTCGGTATCCAGAATCAATCCCATGGTACCTCCTACAGTTTCCACCACTTCCCGTGACAGTCTTCCACTATCGTGGGGCAGGACGTAGGGAGTGGCTGGAAGTGTTGGTCAAGTTCCAGTCCGCAAACCTCACAAGGCACCTGTCCACTCGCCCGGTTGCATTCCTTGGCGGGCAAGTCTTGATTGGGTGCCAAGGTTCCGTGCCGCATCGCTTTGATTATGCGCTCCAAGTACCGGCACCGCTTTACCAAGAGACTTGTGGGATGTTTGGAACACTCGGTGATATGCTTCTTGACCTTCTCCGCCATGGTCTCCGGGGTGTCTTTGTCTCCGGGTTCAAAGGTGGTCTGGCAATAGATACACCTGACGTACATGCCCGCCCGGACATCCGCCATGACTTCGCACATCCCGCCGTACATTTCCCGGAGGATGAAGTTCTCCTGCATTACGTGGGCCGGGTCGCAGTTGGCTTCCAAGTGGTGAATGAAATCTCGGAGGCGCTGCGGCAGGGCGTTGATATCCTCGCTCGTACCTTTGAAGTCCGACAGGTCGGCTTTCATGTTACCTCTTTTTCTTGGTAGTTTTCTTGGCCTTCTTGACGGCTTTCTTGGCGGGCTTGGCCTCGGTCTTGGGTTCATCGTGAGGCAGCAAGCTCTTCCAGCCGTCCGAGGGCGGTTCATCCAAAGTTCCGTCCCGCCAGTCGATGGCTTCAAAGCCAACGCTGGACAGTTCGTACTTCTGGTCGTCAGTCAGGTCCAATTCCCCCTGCTGTTCGTCAACGTAATCGTTGAGTTCGTCCTCGCTCATATCCTCTTCGAGGACTTTAATCTGCACGTCGATTTTCGCCCAGTTGTCATCCCCGAAAAAGCTGTAACGGCGGATGCGGGGCTTCATCTCCGATAGCAGAGCGGCTTGAGCCTTAACCTGCTCTTCGGTCTTGGGTGTGATTGGCATACTACTCCTTGTCTAGCATGTAGACGGTGTCAGAAACCATGTAGTACAACACCGCCTTCTGGTCGTAATGCTCCATGGTCATGATAGCGACTTTGTCCATGGTAACCTTGTCGGTGAGAAGCCGGACGGGAATCATCGGTTCTCG